CCTTCTAAATAACCATATTCCATTAATCCATCTTTAATTATTCCATTAAAATGAACACCTTCAAAAAATTCATCTAAATATTGAGGAAGCATTTCCATTCCTGTAATACCTCTTCTTACTGGTGTATATCTTATATAAAATCTCATATTTTTAATTCTCCTTTAAATAGTATTTATATTATTGGTAAAACTTTATATTTGTAATTTGTAAAGTACCTGAATAGGTATCTGTTGAACCTAATCTTTTAAAATTAAAAATTATATTTTTTACATTATCATTTAAGGAAGCAGAAGGTATTTTTATTGTTGAAAATTTATAAACAACTCAATTTCCTACGTTGTCACCTGCTCCTGTATTGTCTGAAACAATTGTTTCTTGCAAAGAACCTGACAAAGCAGTTGATAATAAATCTCCATCTTCTAAAATAAAATAATCCAATTGTAAATCAACGTTTGTTCCATTTTCATCACCATTCAATGAATAACCTAATTCAATGTCTACATCTTTATCTTCATTAAATTGATTAGGAAATTCTAAATTTCCTCAAATTGAACCATCTTGACTTGATGAAAAATCTATTGTTTCCATTATTCCTCATAGATTCCCACCATCTGAACCTACTTCTGTGTCATCTAATGATAAATTATTTGGTTTTAAATCAACTTCTACACTTGTTAATGCACCTGTGTTTGTTCTTCATCCATAAGTTGTATCTCAAAAGAAAACATATACACCATTTTTCGAATCACAATAAAATGTATCACTTTCATTTATAATATTTTGTCCACCAGTTGCTTCTATTGTAAAAGTATTCAAATCAAATGAACCACTAATGTCTACAACTGTTATTACATCTCCATCTTCTTCACCTTCTGTCATTGTACCTGACAAGGGAGTGGACGAAGTGTCTATATAATACATAAAACCTGGAAATAAAACATCTCCACTTAAAAATGTATTATCTAATACTCCAAATCCACCTGCACCTGAACCAGCTTCAACCCATTCAGTTTCTTTTCCTATATATAACTTCTGCTCGTCTATTACGTAAACCTGCCGACCGGGATCTGTAGATACGTTAAAAACTGGAAGAGTTGCTAATCTTTCATTTTTAAACTGACCAGTCATTTCTATTCCATGAAACTTCACCTTTATTCTCCTTTTATAATTTATTCTATTTTCCCTAACAACTTTTATGTTGTATTTTACTAGGGAAAAAAGTAAACTAACTATTTAATTTCATTACTATTTAATAAAAAACTTTAATACTACATTTATACACTAAAAATATATTTATTCTTTAATAGTATTTATATTTTTAATTTAATTTCAAAATTTAGTGATGAATTAAATCAAATTCTAGTGGTGTTTATATCTAAAGAAAAAATATCTTTAGGATTAATAATTTCATCAGTTGAAGTATCATAAGCCATTAAAATTGGATAATTATCATTAAAATTGTGAATTATGTCATAAAAATAATAACCACCACTTGATACTAAAGAAGAAGCAGATACACTTTCAGAATAAGTTCTATCATATAAAACTTTTAATTGATTATTACTTACAAGTTTATCTTTAGTTAAATCACTGCTTGTTTCATCTGCTAATCCAATATTATGAGGAGTTTCATTATAATCTAAATCTTTATGGTCTTCTCATTCTTTAGCATTTAAATTACTAACTAATTTATTTTTAGTAGCGTCAGTGTCAGTTTCATCAACTAATTCAATACCGTGGGGAGTTTCATTATAATCTAAATCTTTATGGTCTTCCCATCCTTTTGCATAAAAATTACTCACAAGTTTATTTTTTGTGGTGTCACTGCTTGTTACCGTAACTTCTTGAATACCATGTACAGTGTGTGTGTCGTCTAATCTATGGTTTTCTCAACGTTGTCCATAAAGATTACTAATTGTTTTGTCTTTAGATGCATCACTACTTGTTAAATCAACTGGAATGAATGCAGCGTAGATAGATATATAATCATTGTATCCAGACACAACACCAGCTTTATTAAATGCAATTTTAAACTTTTGCATTGAAGAATAGCCATTCGAATCAGAACTGTCCCCAATCCAAAATTCAAAATATCCGTCTTGATTTGTTACTAAATGTGGAGCAACAGAAATCGTAGCACTTCCTGACTCACTTGTGTATATCACTGCTGCTGTCGTTGTACCAGCTAAATATATAGATATGTTTGCACCTTCAATCGGTTGCCCTTCATCGTTTAGGAGATGTGACCATCACTTTATCCTTGCCATTTTTGTTATAACTCCTTGTTTTTATTAATATTTTTATTATAAATTTTCAAATTGCGCAAAATAATCTACATCTATTATAACATCGTTATGTTTATAGAGATAATCTATTTTACTAACGAAAGATAATTCACCTAAATCGTTAAAAATTCCTATTTCTGTTATATATCCTTCAACACCTTTAGGAATTGAGAAAGTAATTCTAATTCCTTCAGTTTCATTAGAAAAACAATCATCTCCACCTGAACAATCTATTGTGTAAAATGAATTTTTAATATCATTTTCCAATGAATAATCTCAACTATCTAAGTCTTCGCCATTTCCTAATTTTATTATAAATGCACCAGAAAATTTTCCTTCAATGTCTCCACCTAAACTTGGATTACCTGCTGACCTTATACCAGCATTACCAGACACAGGTGTTGAAAATGTTAATGTACAATTATTCATATCTGTTAAAGAAATCGTATCTGGTATAATTTTTTTATCATCGCCATCATAAATATCTAACATTACACCAATAAATCCTAGATTATGATTTATGTTCCAAGTATTTGATAAAGTATTTTGTGTATGTGTATAATCAGGTCTAGTAACAAAACCTAGTCCACTCAATCCTACTGTTTGAACATCTAAAGTGTTAGAATTAGTTGCTATTGTTTCGTTAACATTCACAACTTCGTCACTGTAAAATTGTGATAAAACATATTTACTATTTAATAAATGGTCAACAGTTCAATTATTTAAAATAAAATTTTGTGTTCTAACGAAGTCAGCTAATACAATAAAAGCACTACCAGCCGTAGCAGTAGGAAACGTTATTCTAACTGTTGAACTATTAAAAATTTCAATTTTTTCAGGAAATATTCTATTTAAATTCAAATCAAAAACTTGTGTTAAAACATTAGAAGATTCTAAATCATGATTTATTACCCATTCTGTTGCTGCTGTAGTTTGCACATGGATAGCAGCTCCACTTGCTGCTTCAGAAAATAATAAAGTAGCTGACAATACATTTGCATCATATATAGGATTATTATAAAGAGGTATAAAATTTCCACTAAAATCGGTTGTTAAACAAGCATCTACGTGATATCTAGCATATCTTGTAACAGGTCTTGATCTTTCTCATTTATTATATAAATCATTCATCAATTCTTCAGACAATACTTCTTCACCAAATGGATTATTTTCTATACAAAATTCAACTTTATAATGTGTAGATAGAACTTTTGTATCTAAAGAATATTCTCTTGGATAATCAGCACTAGAACTTGATGTATAGAATTTTGTATAATCGTATCATTCTAAATAATTTTCAGGAGAAGAACCTGAAGGTAAATTTGTATGTCAACCATCATAAATTATTAAATCATTTCCAGTATCTTTTGTTAAAATATACCACATTGTATATAAAGCAGAATAAGTACCTTTCTTCTTTAATCAATTAATAATATTATCAACATAAGTTCTTATTTTTATTTCGTTTATATCAGATGTTAAATGTTCTTCGTTATAAATTAATGAAAGGTTCCTAATTAATTCAGGATCTATTTCATAAGGATCTAATAGACTAAATATATTTTTTTGCATTTCGAAAACTTGATGATAAAGTTGGTCATAAATAACATAAAAGAATTCATCTAAAGTTTCGTTTCTATTATTTTCTGGTAAAGCATTTAATAGTCAATTTTTAAAAGCATAGTGTTGAATATTAATAAAACCATCAGCATCTTTATAACCTTGTCCTAGAAATAAAAATAATTTTTCAGGATTAGCAAAACCTTTATAATCATCGTGATTTTTAAATCATTGAGAAAATAAACTATCTTTTCTAATGTATAATTCATCACCATTTTCTATGTCATATAAAAAATCACTATTAGAAAATGCATCATATGTAATTTTTTGATATGCACTTTCTATTACAGTTCTTAAAATATCATCAGATGGAACCAGTGTTTTAGAAAATAATCTTTTTAATTTTAAATTATCAGGTTTATCATTTCAATTTGTAGTTAAAGAAGCTTTTACTTCTTGATAATCTGAACCTTCACTTTTCTTATATAATTGGAATGGATTCGTATTTTTAGTCACCATTCCACTATTTGCTCTAAATAAAATACCACTTTGAGCAGCCGTTGGTTCTGAAAATTCCACTTCTCCAATAACTTCAGTTACATAATCATCTAATATAAAATAAGGGACTTCTGTAAAACGGGGCATTTTATTTATCCTTCATTTGTTATAAAAATCAAATCACTGTTTGTAGCTGGAAATTGTCGAGTTGATAGTTCAATAGGTCTTAAGATATTATCAGTGTTAATATCAAATTCATCTAAAGTGTATCTAGGGTAACTAAGAGATTCAAAGTTATAAATTGTAGTGTTTAAATAAATATCTCTAAAAGTTAATGAATTTATTCCTAACACATTTGTAAAATTATCACTTGTAGATACTATGGTAGAATCTATGATAAAATTAGTAATATCTCTAAAATCTATTATTTCATTGAAGTTTCTATTTTCAGGTTCAAAATAATAAATTAATTTATTTTTTACATCTCTTGCAACATTAGCAAAATTATATGTACTTTTTACTCTCATTCCTAATTCCATATAAAAATAAATCAATTCAGGTAATTCATAAACTTCAAAAGCATTTATAATTTTTCTGGGTTCGACAAAGTTACTTATTATCGATTTAAAATTATTACTAAAAGTTTCAGGAATAAAAACATCTGCTGTTTTGTCAGTGTCAAAAGTAGGAATCCAAGCTGAAGTTGTTCTTGTAATTGTACTTGTTTTTCAATCATCTGGTATAACAGTTATGTGAACTTTGTTATATTCTTGTACATTACCATTTATAGTTTCTTCTTGTTCACCTCATACTGAAGCAGCTTTTATGTCACTTCTACTTTCTAAATATGCTTTCCAATCATACTTCGTAACTAATCTATATTGTGAATTAAAAATATTATTTGCATTTTCTCTAATTTCATCTATTGTTTCTGGATTTGAACCATTAAAAGATGATAAAAGATTGGTGGCCGATAAATTATCTAAAGAAATAGTTGTTAAAGTTGTTAAGTTTTCTATAAAAGCACTATCAATTGTTGTTAAAGTGTTTGCTCCTATCACTCCATCTATTCCTGTTGAAATAATTGCATATATATCAATAGTATCAACATCTTGAGGATAGTTTCTTGTTATTGTAAATGAAACAGTGTAATTTTCATCTTTTGTATAATCGAACGTGTAAACATCTTCTTCAATATTTACTGCTGATAAAATTTCATAAAAATTTTCTAATCTTGTTCATTTATCTCCTGCTACTAACACTTTAATTGATTCATGATCATTTGCATCATTCAAATCATGGTCTCATTTTTTATCAGGTAGAATTATTTTATTATCGACTAAATCTTCTGCTGTATAATTTAAAATTTGTAATTCGCCTTCTTTTACATCTAAATCAATGTTATAAGATAAAGCTGATGCAGAAGATGGAATATTAAAAGTGTGGTCTGTAGTTGTTAAGTAAGTTATTCCTTCTTCTGTACTAAATGAAGAATAAGCAGGTACAAAAATTTGGTCACCTGGAGTATATCCACCACTTAGTGTAACAGTAACGGTTGTATAACTTGACAAATATCCTTTTGGATAATAACCTTTTTGTTTAGATAGCCTATGCGCAGTATCATATAAATCTGCTGATTCTAAATAAACATTTTTAGCGATTTTGTTTTGATAGTATGTATTTAGTTCCATGGAATATGCAAGTAATTCTATTAAAACTGATATATTCGATCCTTCAAAATTAAAATCTTTAAAGGTATCTCTTGCTTTTAAAACAGATTTCATCCTTTCAACAAAAGTTGTAAAATCTATATCTAAATATTTATGTGACATTATTTATTCCTTTATATTTTTCTTAGAATAAAGTCAAATTCTTGACTTTCTCTAATTCCTCTTATAGAAAAACTAATTAAAATGTTATATTGTTGTAAATCATATTTTGGTTGAACTTTAATTTGTTCAACTTCTATTCTATTATCTCATATTCTGATAGCTTCTAAAACTCTATCACCTAATTCATATGCTGTAATTTCATCCATTTGGTCAAATAATACATTATTACTATTTAAAGCAAATTGAGGTAACATTCTTCTACTGCCTTGAATTGTTGAAAGAATATTTCCCAATGAATTTTTTATTGCTTCGGCATTTATTTGCTCTTCTATGTCTCCACTAGTTGTTTTTTTTAGTTCAAGATTTATATCTGAATAATATGCCATTTTTCTATCCTTTTTTAAAATTAGTTTATTATAATCTTTATAAGTATTTATATATTATGGATGTGTATGATTATTTGGATTTGAACCAGTTGCTCCAATGTTTCCATTAACTTGTAAATTTCCATTTATTGTAACATTGTCATTTATTACAAATCCACCTGTTGAATTTATTGTTAATTCATTAGCTGTTATGTCAGAACTACCACTTGAATTTAAATTCATAATTGTTGTTCCTGCTGCATTTTTTATAACAACCGCACTACCTTGCAGTGTTAAAATAGCAGTTGCTTCTAAATTCATGGTTGCACCTGCTGTATGGAGTACTGTTCCAGTAGTTTCAGAATTTTTATTTCCCGAAACTTCTTCATTTTTATCTCCACCAATTACAGTGTCATCTAATCCACCAATATCTTTTTTATAATCTGTACCTATTTTTAAAGTAGCATTTTCATTAACAGTTTCATTTAAATTTGATTTTATTAAAACATTTTTATTGCTATTAACTATTTCAAATTTTTCACCTGTTTTTATTACAATGCTTCCATTTGGACCAATTTCTATATATGAATTAGAAGGATGATAAATGTGAATTCTTTCATTGTTTGGTGTGTCGTCAATTTCTATTACAATTCCACTATGTGAAGCTATCACTTTATTATTAGGATAAGTTGCATTATAAAATGAACTAGGTTCACTTCAACTTCCATCCACTGTAGAAACATTAGATTCTGTGTTACTATTTTTTACAGCTAATAAAGTTTGTCCTGTTTTTTCATTTCTTGCTAATCTATGAAAATCTGATTCTTTTAATTTAGCTTTTTCAGGATATCTATTATCAGGATCACTAAAACCTTGATTTTCATCTAATCCATGATTTTGATCACTAGGAATACCTGGAGCACTTGCAAAATATCTAGGCTTTAAAATATGTCCATTTTCAAAAAATAAAAATACATGAGAACCTTGTAAAGGTACTACTCATTCACCATATCCACTTACACTTCCTTCGAATAACGATAAACAAGGTTCTGACCATGGTAATTCGTCTGTAGGAATGCCATCAGTTGACGTTTTTATTTTATTTGGTGTGTGTATACCATAAACTCTAATTTTGCACCTACCCATCTTTAAAGGGTCAGAATGATTATCTTCTACAACACCTCTATATATTCCATTTAATTTATCGTTTAAATTTTCAAGTAAATCTTTTGGATCTGATTTCATCATTTTTATACCTTATTAACTTTCATTTGCTTTATGTTCAATTTTCATTGTTTCTATAAAATCAATAGTGTTTTTAAAAATATTTTTTAATTGTTTATCATATTTAAATCTTTTTGAATTAATTTCTAAACTTTCATATATATCGCCATTTTTATGTCTTAAAGTTGCTGCTTTTCAATCACATAACATTTCAATTAAATCTATTAAATTCATGTCATCTATATTATTTTTAAAGTGTTCAGGATGATGTCTATTATTTTCATAATGGTGTTTTAAAGCTGGTGCCATTTCGTTAATAAATTTTAAATATTCTTCTGAACCATATGTAGAATTTTTTAATTTAGAAGTATATTTTTCAAATATTTCAACTTCAGGTTCTTGTAATTTACTTTGATCATGTTTTTCTGATCTTAAAAGTAATTCTTTAATTATTAAATTAATATAATTTCTTACAGTTTCAATGTGTCTCATTGTTTTAAATTTATTTTCACTCATTTCTATACCTCATTTTTGTTATATATACACCAGTAAAAAAGTAAACTAACTATTTAATTTTATTAGTATTTAAGTTTTTACTTAATTAGCAATATTTTTCTTGGTTGAACTATGTAAAATTCTACTATCACTTTCTTCGTAACCATTTTTAATTAGTGTCATTTTTTGTAGATAAGAAGGAGTTGAAGCACCTGAAAAATGATGTGTGATACTTTTTATAAGATAGAAACCACTTAAACTTTTATTGTAAATGTTTTTAGTTTCTTCTTTACTTGGTCATTCTATTTCTATCATTCCACCACAATATCTATTTTCATGTCCTCTAACTACAATTTCTAGTGTTTGTTGTTTATCATATAATTTATTTCATTTATTTTTATTTATAGTAATTAATTTTTTTAAAGTATCTTCCATCATTAAATTAAAATTTGACCTTGAATCACTATAGTCAGGAAATAAAGTTTTTCTTCCTAAAATAGTGTGTTCAGCTACTAAATCTTTATATGTATTTTTATTTATTAAGAATTTTTTATTTTTAGTATCATATCCAAAGTTTGTTGAACCTGCTAAACTTTTTAAACTAGTAGAATCTAAACTTGATATGTTTCAATCTAAAATTTTATTAAAAAGATAAGCATTGCTATCTACAAAAAGATATTTTCCATCATCATTTCCTATTGTCATTCTTTTTCTTTGGGTTAATAATGTTTCCATAGATACTAAATTTGTTCCTAGTGAATTATTATAAAAAAGAAAATCAGGAGCTTTAGAAGTGATACTTGTTGCACGTTTTAACAATCAAGGTATAGCATTTGCACATGTTCAATATGGCATATAAAAATATTCTAAAGATTCAACAGATACCTCTTTTTTGTTTCATTTTGTTATACCTAATATGTTTGTTGCTAAATCGTCTATGATAGAAGTTATCTTTTGATTTTTTCAAGATTTAGAAAATTTTAAAAAGTTTATAGGATAAAACATTTTATCAACAAAAAATATTTCTATTTTAGAAGATGTAGATTCGTCTGAAGTTCTATTCCGTTCAACTTTATTTAATTTGTATATATTAAAACTTCATTCTAAATCTTCACTTTCACCATATACTATATTAATTTGTTCATTACCTGTTATTGGACCAAATTCAAATATT